ACATCAATAAATAATAATATATTAAATAATACATATGTGAAAAATGAATTTTCACGATTGTGTGAAGAAATAAAAAATAACTGGATAAAAATTGCTCATGACTATAAATTATCAGGTACACAATTAAAAATAACTGAAAAACGAAAGAGAGTTATTAATAATTTACTGAAAGAGTATTCGTTGGAAGAAGTAATACAGTCAATGGAAAAAATACACACATCCAGTTTTCTGCAAGGAAATAATAAAACAGGTTGGCAAATAGCGTTCGATTGGTTTATTAACAAATCGAATTTCTTAAAAGTGCTCGAAGGAAATTATGACGATAAAGCAAATAGTAATAATTCTGAAAAAGAAAAAAAATTCCAAAATTATCAAGAAAAAGACTTTGTTGGAGTAACTGACGAAAGCATTGCGAATTTATTAGGAGGATTGACAGGAAATGAATAATCAAGAATTTAACGAAGTATTTAAATTGCTTTTAGCAGCTTATCCAAACACAAAAGACAAAGAAAGTGTCGCAACTATTTATTTTTTGACGATTGCAAATGAGTTGACTAAAAAAGAATTTGCAGAAGCGGTTGTCAAAATTTTAAAAACTAGGAAAAGTGGATTTATACCACAACCAGCTGAAATTTTAGAAGTTGCTAAAAAAATTGCTAACATCGAACATCAAGTGATTTTAGCTAAAAAAATGTTGATTGAAGGGGTTAGAAAAGTCGGCGGTTCAGGAATGGTAGCTTTTGAGGACAAAGGACTTCACGCTGTAATCGATTTTCTTGGTTGGCGTAGAATTTGCACAATGGACAAAGTTGAATTTGATAATTTTTTAAATTTTCAGTTTGATGGAATTTATAAGGATTTTTTAGAAAATCCATACGAAACAAAAAATTATTATTCAGGCACATATAAAATCATTGGACAAGCGAAACTGAAACTTATCACTTATGCGAGTGTCGGTGTAAAAAATACTAAAAATCTTAATTTTATTAAGCTAGAATATAAGCCGCAAAATGAAGTTAGAGCAGTTGATTTTAGTGAACTTAGAGAAAAAATGCTGATAGGAGGATAAATGCAAAAATTACAGGAAGAAAAGAAAAAGCTGGAAAGCAACAATGAAATTCTGAAAGAACAAAACAAAATTTTGAATGAACAGATGACGAAAAAATCTGAAAAGATAAAACAAAATGGTGTTCAGATAGAGAGTAACAACAAGAGAGTTAGGCAAATTGAGAAGATTTTGAAAATTAAGATGAAAAAAAATAAACAAAGTATATAAAATCAGGAGGGAATAAAATGTTAGGAAATAACATAGTAGACTATATGATAAACAGCTGTAAAGGAGCATACAATTTAGAAAATGCAAAATTAATTAAAAAGAACGTGGAAGACAAGAAAGTTCAGTTTGTTTTTAAAAGAAGTGATTTAAAATTAAACATCGAGTTTGCAAATGATAAGATTTCAGGAATTATATATAATAATTTCTTGACTGATTCTCAAAGGGAAAATGTAACAGAATCTGAATATTGTACAAGATTGAATGAAATGCTTGAAATAACAGATATTGATGATATAAATAAACTTGATGAAATTTCAAGAAATATCATCAAAAAAATAAATTCAGAAAAGTTATTTGGAGAAAATCCAAAGAAATTGCTTTTGAACAGAGAATACAGAGAAAAACTTGTAAAAATAAAAAGATTTTTCGGAGCAGAGCCACAACTGCTGAAACTTTATGAAGAAATTGAAGAGCTGCAAACAGCATATAGAAATTACAGAAAAACATTTTATAAGGATGAGCAAAATCTAGTCGAAGAAATAGCAGACTGTTTTGTGGTGGCTCTACAAATCAATAAAGTGAAAATGGTTAAAAACGTTATTAAAGGCTTAATTGACAACACTAAAATCTTTAAAACTGAAATGCTTGAAAAAATCATAAGAATGGTTAAATTTAAGATTAATCGTACAGTTGAGAGAATTGAGAGCGGACAATACGGAACATATAAGATTGAATATAAAGCCACTAGAACTCCACAGAAAGCTGTGAGTGAAGAAAAAGAGAATGAGCCAGCAAATTCTCCAGCGAAATCATTTGGCATTGCAGAGAGAAAGAAACAGAGCCGTGAAGAAAAGGAGAAAGCTAGAAAGGAAAACAAAGTTTTTGAATTTGTGAAAAAGAATGAGCCGTATTATTACCAAGCACGTGATATTCAGCTAAATACTAAGATACAGGCTAAGGAATGTACAAGGATTGTTGAAAAATTTATTGATGAGGGAAAAATAACGGTTACAAAAAGAGGTAAGGACGGTGTCTATGGAGCGACACTTACAACTGTTCAGGAAGCTGAGGTTGTTGAATAATGGCGATGAATGCAGGGAAAAAATTTGAAAACGACTTTAAGAATAGCGTTAATACAGATGAAATATTTTTGCACAGATTCAAGGATGGAACAACAGGAACTGTAAATGGACAGATGATCAGATTCAAAAATAAAAACTTATGTGATTTTTTACTTTTCAAGGACGGCTTGCTTGTCCTTGTTGAGTTAAAATCCTTTTTAGGAAAATCAATGCCATTTACAAATATAAAAGATACAGTTGATGAACAGCAAACATTTTTGTACAATTTACGACTTGAGGCAAAGAAAAATAATGTAAAAGCGTATATGATACTTAATTTTAGGGATTTGTCAGAAACTTATGCAATAGATATTCATAATTTTGATGAGTTTTACAAAATGACGAATAAGAAAAGCATCAATATAGATGAAGTGAGGCAATTAGGAAAGCAATTGTTTCAGCAAAAGAAAAGAACAAACTACAGATACGAAATTAGCGACTTGTTCAATTAGGAGGAATAATGGGTAAAAGATTAGCAAAAAATAGAGTTAGAAGTATTTTAGAAGAATATCCAGAAACACGGAATGCTGAAAATCCCGACACATATGTTATGTGCTTAATATTGGTTGAGGATGGGATAATAACGCAGGATCAGGCGGCAAAGATATATGATGGATATTCAATTAACAACATAGTTAAAAGTCGCCAGAAAATCCAAAATTCAGACAAGGAATATGAGCCAAACGAGGAAACTAAAAAGAAAAGGTTTGTAGGATATATGAATTTCAGACACGCCTGGCGGAAAGGAAACTTGGATGTCTAAGAGGATGAGCAGAGAAAATCAAAAATTAATTTACTGGTTCATAGACTGCTACGCTTATCATCTGAAAGGTGTAGACATAAATTGGCAGACTAGCAAGCAAAAGCCTGCCATTTCTGATTATTTTTTATACAAGGCAAAGGAGGACTTGAAAAAACTTTATATCAGGCACAGCGGCAAGAATGTAAAGGGATATGAGCCTTTTAAGAATATGGAGAGCAAGCTGAAAGACAGAATCGGAAACATAATTGACAAGAATTATACAAAAGAAAGCAAAATCAATATAATCACAAATGATTTAATGGATTTTGTAACTGATGAGATTCAAATGTTATTTATCAAACTGAATGATACTTTTAGCTTGGCACTTAAATTAATGAGCAATGCTGAAGCTGTGGCATTCACCAATTTCCTTTTTGATTATTTTCTTCAGAACGACATAGCAATGTGGGAAGAAATGCAAATGCTGTATAAACAGCAGAACGAGGAGAAATATATTTATTCTATGCTGAAATATAGAAAATGTGCTGTATGTGGAAAATATCATACAGAAAATAGCAGTATAGATTTGGAACATTGGGATTCGATTGCAAGTACTCACGGAACTTATAAAAAAGATACTGGACAGGAAGGGCGGTATATTTCGTTGTGCAGACTACATCACAATCAGAAACATAATTGGGGAGTTCAGACATTTGAAAGAAAATACAACGTAAGGGGTATTTATTTGGATGATGAACAGATAAAAGAACTGAAGAAAATTTACAAAAATCATTTTAAGGCGTTTAAGGAGGAGATATGATAAAAATATATTTATTAGTCGCAACAATTTTTCTAGAAATTTTATTTATACGATTTGAATTGGATGAACTACAAAATTGGTACAAAGCAGTCGAGGAACAAATGTTTGAAGATTTTAGTACTAGAGAAAAACAAAGAAAATACGCAAAAAAAAAAGCAGCAAAAAATATATTCAAAATATTGATTGTAGGTTTGTTAGTATTATTTGGAATTTCTTTTTTGAAATAGTTCAGTCGCAGAAAGTCGTTTTGGCTGTAATAACAGTTCGAAATGTAGTATTTATAAGGAAAAATGACAGTCGTGAAAAGTCGTTTTATTAGAGAAAGGTTAGGAGGAGAAATGAAAAACAAGGATAGAATGCAATTCAATTTAAAAAACTGGAGAAAATTAAATTGGAGCTTATGGAACAAGGAAGATGAAAATAAAGCAAGTTTTGAAAAAATATTGAATAAAGACAAGTATAAAAAGAAATGAGGAAATGAATGGCAGAAAAAACAATATTAGACGGAATAATTTTAAAAATAGATAACGGTTGCCCGTTGTTACAAGTTGAATACAAAACACTTCTTGAAGAATTACCTGTTGTAAGTGAAGAAGAAAGTGTTGGAAGCTGGGATAGCGGAACGATAGACTATAGGAATGTTATAAAAAAATACTATGTAGTAGGAAATTCAGAGAAAGGATATTTTTGGTTTTATCACGCCAGAAGTGAATGGGTTGTAGATGGATATTTTGATATTAAAAGAGTTCAAAGAAAATCCAAACAAGTCACAGAAACAAAAGTTTGGTATGAATAAAAAGAAAGGAAATTAAAATGAAAAAATTATTATTAGGAATTGCAATATTAGGATTGTTAGGAAGTTGTAATAATAAAAAATTGATTTCAGATTGTGAAAATTATAAAGTTGCAGATAAATACGAAAGAAAAGAAACTTTTATAACAAATCAATATGCTGGGAAAATAAATAGTAGTCCCTTGTACATTCCAATAGCACAAACATCTGTATATTATTATATAACTTTCGAAAATAACAACACTTATTCAATCGGACAATCAAAATATAGATTAGTGAATGTTGGAGAAAAAATTAAAGAATGTAAATTTTAGGAGGATTAAAATGCTTGAAATAATAACAAGAATTTTAAGTGTGGCAGTTACAATATTTTTAGTTTTCTTTTTAGTTAGATACTTGTATGCCTTAGTTGAAAAAGTGAAAAAGAATCTTAAAAATACAGCTAGAATTAATCATATAATTTACAATGTGATATATTTTTTAGTATTTTGGTTTTTAAGTATTATGTTAATTTATGCAACAATAAATTTGATTGTATTTTTTGCGATTAGAGTGTAAATATTCAGAAAGGAAAAATAGAAATAAATGAACGAAAAAGATATAGACAGAATAGCAGATAAAATAATAGAAAAAATGAAAACTGACAGAGAAATAAAAACAGAGAAACAGCTAACCCCTTTTCAAAAGACAGAAAAATTATTATCAGAACTGTCACTACTGAAAGGTGCTATTGATTCCAAAAATATGCTTATAGAGGATTTGAAGAAAGAAGGAATATCAATTCAGAAAAGAGAAACAGGAGTTAATGTGCAGGCTAGTAAAGTATATTTATCCGAACTGGAAAAGGTTGAAAATAAAATAGAAAAATTAGAAGAAGAGATTGCAAGAATAGAAAATGTTGTTAATATGGTTGAAAGGGCTTTAGACACAATTAGGAATGATAAGTATTACAAGATAATTGAGATGAAGTATTTTGATGATATGACATTTGAGCATATATCTGAAAAATTAAATATAAGTGTTATAACAGCAAAGAGATACAAAAATAAAATGATTAGGCAGTTGCAGCTAGTTATATTTTCGGATGATGTGATAAAAAATATATTAAATTGAAAAATGATACTTTTTTGATATTGTATATAATTTTTAATATGTTATAATATGTCAGAATGAGAATTTAGGATTTCGAGATAACTTTGTCGAGGCGGGATTCATGAACCATACGCCTGACTATCAGAGACAGTGTAAAAGCTGTCTTTTTTTATTTGAAAGGAAACAATATGCTAAAAACTGTATGTACGAGATGTAATAAAAAATTGAATCAAGGTGAGAGATGTAGTTGCAATAGTAACAGGCATAGGGAATATGACAGGTTTAGCAGAGATGAAAAGTCTAAGCAGTTCTATCATTCAAAGGAATGGGGTAGGCTAACGGCATTATGCAAAAGCAAATGCAATGGATTAGATCTTTATGAATTCTACGAGAACAATAAGATAGTGAAAGGCGAACTGAGTCACCACATCGTCCCAGTTGAAGATGATGCTGGTAAGAAGTTTGACATAGACAATCTTATCTATGTTAGTCAGAAGACACATAACTTTATTCATAGTGTCTATGCCCGTTCAAAAGAAGAAAAGAAAGCTCTGCAAACAAAATTATTTAATTATT